AAGAAATAGCTTGACAAATAAAGATTCATAAGTAAAACTATAGTATATACACAAAATAAGTGTGTATGCTTTTACAAGCACTAGCCACAATAAGACTACCTCAACGTATAGGCCCAGCGCAGACAGGGCGGCCACCCTCAATGCAATGCTGACTACCCTACTATGAAGAGCCTCTTTCAGTGAATATGTAGTGTCTAAACTCCACGCCATATCTATGAAAGGAAACTAACCTATGGCTATTACATCCGCATCGGGTGGATTTAACGGAAACTTCTCTCCGATTATCTACTCCAAACAGGCACAGATTGCTCTACGCAAAACTGCTGTCACAAACGCAATCACGAACAACTCTTACTTCGGTGAGATCGCCAACCAAGGTGATACAGTTCGTATCCAGAAAGAGCCAGACGTAACAGTCAACGCTCTACAGCGTCACACATCTATCTCTGTTGAGAAACTAGATGACCAAGACTTCTCTTTGACCATTGATAAAGCGAACTACTTCGCATTTAAGATGGATGACATCGAAGAGCAGTTCTCGCACGTTGACTTCACATCTTTGGCTGCTGATCGTGCAGCATATAAGATGGCTGACGCAATGGACGAAGAGTGCTTGGGTTATCTATCTGGTTACACAGGTGGTGCAGGTTCATGGGCGGCTAACACAACAGCCTCTGGTGACAAAGCAAACTCATCTGCAGGTTCTGACGAACTATTGGCAGCTAACAAGCTAGACGCAACTGACTTTAGCAGCTTGACAATCTCAGGCTCAGCTACAGCAGGTGACTCTATCCCACTAGCTCCACGTCTTCCAGGTGCTACATCATTGTCAGCAACAACTGTTTCTCCTCTAACAGTCATCGCTCGTATGGCTCGTCAGATGGACACAGCAAACGTTGACTCACGTGGTCGTTGGATTGTCTTGGACCCAGTATTTGTAGAGATGCTAAAAGACGAAGATTCACGTGTACTTAACGCTGACTACGGTGGTGCTGGCCTACAGAATGGCTTGGTTCTAAACAACCTACACGGCTTCCGTGTTTATGTGTCTAACAACCTACCATACTTGGGTACTGGTGCTGCAACATCAGGTACAACTGCACAGTCTACTAACTATGGTGTTATCGTAGCTGGTCAGGACGAAGCAGTAGCTTCAGCGGAGCAAATCAACAAAGTTGAGAACTACCGTGACCCTGATTCATTCGCAGATATTGTACGTGGTATGCACCTATATGGTCGCAAAATCTTGCGCCCAGAGGCACTTATCACAGCAAACTACAACGCTGCTTAATCTTAGATAAACTATAGGGCTGGTCTTGTCAAGAGGCTGGCCCTTTAGTACATCTACTTTATCTTAAAAAAGGACTCCAAATAATGGCTATCACAACAGCAATGTGTACAAGCTTTAAGTCAGAACTATTGGGTGGTACTCATGATTTGGATACCCATTCAATTAAGCTTGCACTAATTAAAGCTACACCAACAGGTACGTATGGTGCAGCAACTACTAACTATTCAGACGTAACAGGTAACTCTGACGAAGCTACAGGTACAGGTTACACTACAGGTGGTCAGGTACTAGACACCGTTACTATTTCAGTAGATGGCACAACAGCTATCGTTGCTATTGACGATGAAGTATTTACATCTTCTACTATTTCAGCAGACGGTTGTATTATCTACAATGCATCTGCTTCTAATGCTGCTATTGCAGTAATTGACTTTGGTGGTACAAAGACATCTACTAACGGTGACTATACTATCCAGTTCCCAACTGCAGACGCATCAAACGCTATTATTCGTATTGCTTAATAGGAGCATAGACTATGGCTCTAGTAATTAAAGACAGAGTAAAACAAACAACTACCACTACAGGTACGGGTACGCTTACCCTAAATGGTACAGTAGATGGCTTCCAAACTTTTGCTGCTGCTTTGTCTGATGGTGATACTACGTATTACTCTATTTTTGAGCCTAGCACTAATGAATGGGAAGTCGGGCTAGGTACATGGACAGAAGGTTCATCTCTCCTAGCTCGTACTACCGTACTAGCAAGTTCTAACTCAGGAAGTGCTGTTAACCTTACTGCACAAGCTGAAGTATTTATTTCACAACCTGCAGGTAAAGCTGCTTTCTTTAATGCTGACGGTGATCTTGAGCTTAATCGTGATCCACAGACTGCATTACAAGCTGCGACAAAAGAGTACGTAGACACGATTGCTGCTGCAGGTTTGCACTACCATGATCCAGTACGTGTTGAGAAAGAGGGTAATCTTTCTGCTACGTATGACAATGGTACTGCAGGTGTAGGTGCTACACTTACTAACAACAGCACACAAGCTGCACTAGTCATTGATGGTGTTACACTAAGCACAAATGACCGTGTACTTATTTATGAACAAACAGATGCTACACAGAATGGTGTATACACTGTAACAGATACAGGTTCAGCATCTACTAACTGGGTACTAACCCGTTCTACTGACACAGATAGCTATGCCCCATCTGACCCTAACTCGTTTGGTAAAGGTGACGCATTCTTCGTATTAGAAGGTAATGCAGGTGCAGGTGAACTATATGTCATGAACACTGAAGGTACTATTACCTTTGGTACAACTAATATTACATTTACACAGGTAGCCTCTACTGCTGTATACAGTGCAGGTAACGGTATTACACTTACAGGTACTGTTTTTGCTGCTGATGCAGGTACAGGTGTTACTGTAGACGGTACAGGCATTAACATTGGTCAGGCTGTAGAAACATCTTCTGATGTAACATTTAACAGTGTAACAGCAAGTCTATCAGGTAATGTGACAGGTAACGTCACTGGTGATGTAACAGGTAATGCTGATACAGCTACAGCCCTTGAGACTGCTCGTAACATTGGCGGTGTATCATTTGATGGTACAGCAAGTATTAACTTACCAGGTGTTAACACTACAGGTAACCAAGACACAACAGGTAATGCAGCTACTGCAACAGCTTGGGAAACAGGTCGTACTATCAGTTTGACAGGTGATGTCACTGGTAGTGTTACAGGTGTAGACGGTTCAGGTAACGCAACTATTGCAACTACTATTGCTGCAAACTCTGTAGCACTAAGCACAGATACTACAGGTAACTATGTTCAGTCTGTTGCTTCAGGCAACTACATTACAGGTGGTGCAGCAGGTTCCGAAGGTGCTGCTCTTACAATTGGCGTAGATGCTACACCAAACAATACAGCATCTAAAGTTGTAGCTCGTGATGCATCAGGTAACTTTAGTGCAGGTACTATTACTGCCAATCTTACAGGTACAGCATCTAATGCCAATACACTTGATAGCTTAGACAGCACACAGTTTTTGCGTAGTGATACTGATGATACCACAACAGGACAGCTCACCGTTGATAACGATAACGGCATTAAGGTCGTTAGTGGCACTGAAACTGCCAATGTCTACTATACTGGCTATGGCATAGATAGTGCGCGTTCAACTACTTACATCAGGCCACAGGCTGACAACACTCAAACCCTTTACATCGGCAACTGGAATAATGCACTAGATTGGAACACAATCGCTATGAAAGTTGGCGATGGTGACAATGTAACGATCAACGACAATAAAGTGTTCCACGCTGGCAACGATGGCTCTGGTTCTGGCTTAGATGCCGACACAGTAGACAGTCTTCAGGCAAGCAGCTTCTTGCGTAGTGATGCGAGTGATACTTACACAGGTGTTTTAACAGGGCCGTATTTAAGATTAACTGGAACGGGCGATGCTTCTGCTTCATCCACTACTCATGCATTTCAAGTGGGCGCATCGGGTGGTGGTAATATTATTATGGATGCAAATGAGATTATGGCCCGTAGTAATGGTGCTGTGTCTAGTCTACATCTCAACGCAGATGGAGGCACTGTCACTATACATAATAATACCACTGCAGGCACATTTACCATCGGTAACAACACAGTCTGGCACGCTGGCAATGACGGCTCTGGCTCTGGCCTAGATGCTGATACAACTGATGGCTATCAGGCAAGTGAAAGTAGTACAGCAAGTACACTAGCTGCGAGAAACAGTAGTGGCGATCTTTCTTTTAGGTATGGCTTTTCAACCTACCTAAATATGACCCATTCGTCTGCCACACGCAGTTCCGATACAATATTTTATTCATCTACAGACAACTACCTACGCAAAAACAATGCGACAGGGTTTAAAGACTCACTAGGGTTAGGCACGGGTGACAGCCCAACCTTTAGTGGACTATCCGTAGCTTTTAATACAGATGCTTATGCTACAATAGGCCGTGCGCATGTTGGTTATATGGGTTGGTCTGATTGGGCGGGATTTAGTCATATAGATAGTGACGGTACAGGTAGCTATGCTCTACTCCAAAACCCATCAGGTCAAACGATTGTAAACGCTGCTTCTGGGCAAACAATATCTTTAAGCATTAATAATGGTGGTATTGCTACCGTAAGTTCTACTGGTATGAACATCAACGGCAACCTAAACGCTGTAGATAATATTTATGTTGCAGGTGCACTTTACCACGAAGGTGATACAAACACATATGTATCTTTTAGTACTGATACCATTTATCTGACCGCAGGTGGTAATAATAACTTTAGCTTAAATAGTGGTTATACAAACATAAACCAGCCTATGTATAACTACTCAGTATACTACGAAGATTATGACGCATTATCAGGCACATCTGTCACGGTAAACTGCAACACCGCCCAAGCATTTAGCTTAACCATGACAGGCAATACCACGTTTACTTTTAACAGTGTAAGTAGCGCATGGAGTACAGGTTTTGTCTTAGAGCTAACAGGCAACGGCGGCACAGTCACATGGCCTACCTCTGTAGATTGGGCGGGTGGTACTGCACCAGATGCACCTGCAAGTGGTGAGACTGACATTTACGTTTTCTGGACAAGAGATGGCGGCACAACATGGTACGGCGTACTATCCGTAGACGCTGCGGCATAACTAACTTAAACAAAGGAGAGTAAAAATGGCTAAAGAAAAAAAGGCTACTATTACTATTGACGATAAAGAATACACAGAAGATCAACTTACAGATGAACAGAAGGTGCTGGTCAACCATGTTGCCTCACTAGATCAAAAGATCGGCTCTGCTCGTTTTAACTTAGATCAACTATCTGTAGGGCGTGATGCCTTTATGGGAATGCTAAAACAGTCTTTAGAGAAAGACGAAGCAGCGTAAGGAATAACTAATGGCCTTTTCACAGAATCCTTTCTCCGTAGCTACCTTTGGTGAAAGCTATGAACAGGCCAGCCCTACTGTTACACTTACTGGTGTACAAGGTACAGGTGCAACTAACACTGTAGAAGTACGTTCTATTGTTAGAGTTATACAAACAGGTGTACAAGCTGACGGTGCTATCGGTGCACCTACTTTACAAGCTGAAGCAGTACATATACCAAGCAGTGTAGCAGCTACGGGTACAGCAAACACAGTTACAGCCACAGGCGGTACAGGTGTAGTATTTACACCAAGCAGTGTATCAGCTACGGGTGCTATAGACGATGCAACAGTAGTAGCTAAAGCCGTAACAGTGCTTACAGGCGTAGAGGGTGACATCATTACGGATGACCCTCTAGTGACAGGCGATGAGATTGTCGTTGATGCTGAAGCTGTCATAGCTGTTACAGGTGTAGAAGGTACAAGTGCAACAAACAGTGTAACTATTGTAGCTCCTGCAATTGTACTACCTGACAGTGTAGAACTTATAGGTACAGTAGATCAGCTTACAATAGTTGCAGATGCATCTGTTAACTTAGCTGACAAAAGTGTATCAGGTACTACTGCAGTAGATACTGTAATTGTTATAGCACCTGCTGATGTAATACCGCTTGGTGTACTGGGTACGTTTACTGTAGGTGATGAAACAGTCATTACTGTACAATTTGACTACGAAGCAATAAAAGAGAATTATAGTAGACTACGTACCGTTTACACAAAAGAAACTACACCTAATACAACTAGGGTAGCTTATGTGTCTGTAGGTGAAAATAGAACGGTATATATAGAATCTCAACCATCTAACTATAGAACTGTTTTTGCTAGAGCAGCATAAAGGAAAAACACTATGTCATTAAAATGGCCTAACAAAGACCCTGATGAAATACTAGACTATAGTATAGATTGGTCACGCTTTCTTGGTTCTGCAACTATATCAAGCTTTACTTGGTTTGTTGATGATGCTGATGGAGTAAAGACAGAATTAACAAACTCTGGGCCTCTTGTTAATGGGATACAGTTAGTGTCTTCTACAAGTACAAACACGGTAGTCACTGCTTATATAGGTTCTGGAACAAATAATAAACTATATAAATTTACTTGTCAGATAACAGATACGAATGGCCTTGTTGTAGAACGTACTGTAAGACTACGTGTAAGGAATAAATAATGGCTTATAACTTTCTAGGATTAGTAAACGAGGTTAATCGTAGGCTTAATGAAGTAGAGCTTACTAGTTCTAACTTTGCTACAGCTACAGGTTTTTATAGTACGGCTAAGGATGCTGTTAATGCTTCCTTAAGGCACATCAATCATGAAGAGTCTAACTGGCCTTGGAATCACGTAGAAGAAGAAGAGACTCTTACAGCAGGTACTACAAGGTACGGTTACCCTTCAGATGCTAAAACAATAGACATGAATAGTTTTCGTATTAAGAAGGATGATACACTAAATGTAGGTACAACTAAATTAAAATTGATGGATTATCAAGAATACCTTGACAAATATGTAGATTATGAGTATAACTCTGGTAGTGACATGCAAACTGTACCACGTCATATTATACGTGCACCTAGTCAAGAGTTTATTGTTATACCTACCCCAGACAAAGCTTATGAGTTAATCTACGAATATTATCGCAATCCTGTGTCACTTGAGCTATATGATGATGTACCAAGTGTACCTTTAGAGTTTAAGCATATTATTGTAGACGGTGCCATGTTCTATGCATATCAGTTCCGTGCTGACACACAAGCATCACAGATTGCACAAGGTAAGTTTGAGCAAGGTATTAAGTACATGCGTAGTCTTTACATTAACCGCTACGACTATGTACGTTCCACAGTTCTTACTCGTACTGCCTCTAGCTTAAGAGTATCATAATAATGGCTACACAGTGGCAAACATTCCCTGTACCTTTTACTGGAGGGTTGATTACTAACATCAGTCCACTACAACAAGGTATCAACAATGTAGGTTCAGCATACCAACTGCAGAACTTTGAGCCATCACTAGACGGTGGTTACCGCAAGGTAGCAGGATATACAAAGTTTATTGATACAGCTTTATCAGGTAGCGGTCCAGTACAAGCATTAGCTATTGTACAAGAAGACACTAATGAAAAAGTAATTGCTGCACGTAGTGGGGTTTACTACTTAACAGATGCTACAGATGTTTCACCTACCTGGACAACTTTAGCTACAGCACCTAATACTAACTTTAGTAAAGCTAGACAGGCACGTTATAACTTTAATAATGCTTACCAGATTTGTTTTGTTGATGGTGTTAACTTCCCTGCTTACTTTGATCGTACAGCAGGTACACTAACATACCTTACTACATCAGCAACTAATGATGCAGTAGAAGGTGCTAGCCACGTATGCTTGTTTAAGAGTACTCTCTTCTTTGGTGTAGGCACAGAGCTAGTCTTTACAGCACCATACAGTGCAGACGATCTAGACCCAGCTAACGGTGCAGGTAGTATTAGCATCGGATCAGAAATAACTGGTTTGATTGTCTTTCGTGATCAGCTTATCGTTTTTGCAGTAGATAAGATTATGCGTATCACAGGTACAAGCGCAGCAGACTTTACAATGAGCGCTGTTACTGAAGACTTAGGCTGTTTAAGCGCTGATACTATACAAGAGGTTGGCGCTGATGTTATGTTCCTTGGCCCTGATGGGTTACGTACACTAAGCTCAACAGATCGCATCGGTGACTTTGGTATTGATGTTGCATCTAAGAACATTAGACCTACAGTAAATAAACTACAAGATTATGCATCAAGTTTTGCTAGTATAGTCATTCGTGGTAAAGCTCAGTATCGCTTATTCGCTTATGTAGCAGGTGAACAATCTAAGATAGCTAAGGGTGTGCTAGGTACTAAGTTTGTTGATCAAGGTGGACAAGGCTTTCAGTGGGCAGAACTAAAAGGGTTTAAAGTATACATAGCTGACTCTCAGTTTATTGGTGAAGATGAGTATCGTGTATTTGCTAATAATGATGGCTACGTATACAATATGGATAATGGTACTAGCTTAGATGGTGAGAACATTGACGCTATATATGAATCACCTTATATGCCTATTAATGATCCACAGATACGTAAAACTTTCTACAAGTTAGATATGTATATTAAACCTTTTGGTAGCATTAATATTGAGGCAGGTATAAAGTTTAACCAAGGACGTGCAGGTTACATACAGCCTCCTACTTTTAACGTAATACAAGCAGGTGGTGGTACTGGTATATACGGTGATAATACTTCTCTATTTGGAAGTGCTACATACGGCGCACCAAGAACGCAAAGCTACATCAATCAGGTTATAGGGTCAGGTGAAACTGTAGCAATCCGCATCGAAGACAATAGTTCTGATGCTTCATTTTTATTAGATACAGCAATCTTCGAGTTTGCTACAGATGACAGACAGTAAGGAAATCTTATGGGTACAGGTTACGTAAGAGCAGATACAGCAAATAACATATCTAATGGTAATGTCATTGATGCTGATGATCTAGACAACGAGTTTAACGCTGTAGAAGCAGCCTTTAACGCTAGCACAGGCCACACACACGATGGTACTACTAGTGAAGGTGCACCTATAGAAGTGATAGGGCCAACGCAAGATATTGTAGCTACAGTGTCTGTACTACGCCCTAAGACTACAAACACGGTAGACCTTGGTACTACAACAATACGCTATAAAGATTTGTATCTCGAAGGTAATGCTGACATAGATGGTACAGTAAACGTAGAGGGTGCAACTACTCTACAGAGTACACTAGATGTAACAAGTAACGTAACTATAGGTGGTAATCTTACTGTTACTGGTGATGCTACTATCTCAGGTAATCTTACCTTTGGTGATGCTATTACAGATACTATTACCCTTACTGCTGATGTCTCTTCTAATATTCTACCTGCTGCAGATGATACGTATGACTTAGGTGCTGTAGGAAGTGAATGGCGTAATCTTTACATTGATGGTACAGCTAACATTGATACTGCTTCTATAGATACAGCTAACGTAGGTACTCTTGCTGTATCAGGTAATGGTACTGTTACAGGTGATCTTACTGTAACTGGTGATATTAATGCTACTGTTGTAGGCACAGCATCTCAAGCCAATACTCTTACAACTGCACGTACTATTAGTTTAGCAGGTGACGTAGCAGGTGCAGCTAATTTTGATGGTTCATCTAATGTCACTATCACTACAGTTATTGCTGATGATAGTCATAACCACACTATAGCTAACGTAGACGGACTACAGGCTGCACTAGATGCTAAACAAGCAACTATTACAGGTGCTGCTACTACTATTGACGATACCGATCTCACAATAGATAAAGCTCTTATATCTGATGCATCAGGTAAAGTTGCAGTATCCTCTGTTTCATCTACAGAGTTAGGACATTTATCGGGTGTATCATCTGCAATACAAACGCAGTTAGATGCAAAAATGACTCCTACGTACACAGGTGATGTTGACATTACTGGTGAACTTGTGGTAGACTCATACAATGAAACGTATGCTGCTGTAACATCAACGACTAACTCTACAACGATTGACTGTGAAGCAGGTAACGTATTCAGCCATACACTAAGTGAGAATACAACGTTTACATTTAGCAATCCACCTGCAAGTGGTACAGCTTATGGTTTCTCACTGAAGATTGTACAAGATGCAAGTGCTAGTGGTTATACTGTAACATGGCCCACAAGTGTAGACTGGCCTGACGCAACAGCACCAACACTAACAAGTACAGCTTCAGCAGTAGATCAGTTTGTATTCTACACACATGATGGTGGCACTACTTGGTATGGCTTTGTAGCAGGGCAAGCTTTAGGATAAACAACTATGGTTAATTTTAAAAAAGTAATGATGGCTTCAGCAGGATCAGGCTTTGATTACTGGGTCGGCACGGTAGAGGACAGCACTATCACATCAGGTAGCTATGGTGGCTCTATAAAAATGGATGTAAATTCTAGTAATGGCGTTGCAGTAGCTCTGAACCAATGGGGTGCTGACAACAAGGCGGCAGTTATCCAATTAAGTGCTAACGGTACTTTGGAGTGGTCAAACATTATTACCAAGGGAAGCAACAATACTTTAGGCTATGGCCTAGCAATTGACAGTAGTGACAATGTTTATGTTCCTGTTATTGGTTCATCTACTAGCAATTTTGTAATTTACAAGTTCAACTCATCTGGTTCTGTACAGCAAGTGGCGGGAAGTGGCGGTTGGAACGATGAAACATTTCAAACTTTTGATATATACGATGATGATATTTATCATAACAAAAAGTATGCTACGCTTGGCGCTACTATCTACAAAGAAGATGCGGGAACTTTAAGTGGTTCAGCCGATTGGACAAAACGATTTTACCCAAGTAATCCTTGGTTTCCAAACTGTACCTTTTACGGCCCTGTTTTTTCTGGAAGCGGTGATAGATATACAGTTTATGGTTACAGAGGTTCAGGAACAAGCAGCACCCCACTGATCTATACATTAACAAGTGCTGGATTGTTTGACACAGCAAAAGATGTAAAAACGTCAGGTGGCACCTATGCAAGTGTTGATTACAGTCCATCAAAACTTGCTCATTATAACGGTAACTTCTTTATTAATTTCAAGCAATCACCAGACAGCTTCTATATTGATGAAATTGTATTTGCTAGACTAGCGTATCCCTATACCTCATATTATTTCTCCAAAACATTTAATTACTCTACACGAAACCGTCTGACACACGGCCCTGTACTAGCGTCAAGCACTGGTGATATTCATTGCATGTTAAGAATATCAAACTCTAGTGACAGCAATTCTGGTTTTTGGTTGGAAACATTTGACGATGGCGGCACCTTCCAAAGCGAACTGCATATATCTGCTGGTGCAGGAAACTATATCATTGGCGAATGTTTAATAGATGATAACGACGACATGTATATTAGTGGTCGTTACTACGTTTCTAGTATTTATGCGGGATATAGACCTTTTGTTATGAAGATACCGTCAGATTATAGCACCATTGGCGGCACTTACGGAGATTGGACGCTGACTTATGCAACATCGTCCACCTTTACTATTTCAGCCCCTTTTGCTTCAGTAACCACGCCAACAACTACAAATGACACAAGTGTTTCAATTAGTTTTGGCTCTGAAACTGACAACAGCGCAAGTTCAACAACAATATCATTAGATCAAGATGGTATACAATAAACTTAGGTAAAACATAGGAGTACAAAATGTACGTTAAGGTAACAAACGGAGCAGTAGACCAATACCCCTACACGGTCGGCGATCTGCGGCGTGACAATCCCAATACGTCTTTCCCAAGACAAATTTCTAGTGATACGCTTGCGTCTTACGGTTTGTATGAGGTTATAATTCTAGATCGTCCTTCATACACAGAAAGAACGCAAAACCTAACGCAGAAATTAACGCCCACGTTAAACGGCGATAATTGGGAATTAGGGTGGACTGTATCGGATAAAACATCTGACGAAATACAGGCTTATGATGATTTGGTCGCACAAGAAAACAGAGCAGTTCGTGATAATTTAATATCTGTAACAGATTTTTATGCTTTGTCAGATGTTACAATGTCAGCGGAAATGACCACATACCGTCAAGCACTACGTGACATTACTACACATGCTAACTGGCCTCACTTAGAAGAGTCAGATTGGCCTACTAAACCATAAGAGTTAGGTCATGTCGGACATTAAGCTAACATCTGATGAACTAGAAGCTATGCTAGATCGTGCAGCAAGACGTGGGGCAAAGGAAGCCCTACGTTCTATTGGACTGCTAGATGATGACGCACACAAAGATATAACTGAGATGCGTAGCTTACTAGAAGCATGGCGTGATACTCGTAAGTCTGTGTGGTCTACTG